TCACTTCTTCTTATTATATCTATGCATCAATGCCATTGTTCGCAGCATGTCATCACTGAGGTGCAGTTTATCCACATCCGCAAAACAACCTTTTGCAATCATATCCTGCACTAGAGATTTCGCCCATGTAGGCACCTCATCCAATGTTTCGTAGTATTTCACCACTTCGCTCTCCTCCTTCCCTTTCCAGTCCTTTGTTACCTCAAAATGCGGCTTGTCCGGCGTATCCCAAGTACCGCCCCATGTAATGCCGAGCCGCTTCGCAATCGCACCGCACTTAGCAAAGAACGCTGCATCGGCATATTCCTGCCCCTTCACATTTTTACAGATATCCCATGCCATCCGCCCTGTATGGCGGCTGTTTCGTGTCCAAGTGACAACCTTCCCTGCTCTGGTTCTGCCCTGTGCATATAAGTAATCCTGCCGCACTTGTGAACGGTATGTTTCCGTAATCAAAACGGACAGTCCTTCCTTTTCGCACTCACGCAGAAACGCCCTGCAAGCCCTCTGTGCCACAGGGGACAGTGCGCTGATGTCTCTACAAACCTTTGTTTCATTCGTCATAATATCCCTTCTTTCTCATATAAAAAAAGCGCCCGATCTCTCGAACGCTCTTTCTGCTTATGCGGGTGCCTTTAAGAAAAGCAATCTGAATGTTTCTCTCCCTTTTTGGGTAATCAAAATTTATGTACTGGTATAACTTTTCCTCTTTTTTTAATGGCACGAGAATAACTTCCAGTTTCATCAATCCAATCCTGTAAGATTTTTCTTTCCCTTTCTATCTCAACAATGCAATTATTTGTTCTATTTCTGCTTTGCTCCTCCATTGATTAAGAAACCTATTGATGAACGGATGTAACAGGATACAGAAAAAAATAACGGAATAATCCGGCATCTATCCTTTCCAACTATCACATATTTTTGAAATAAAAAAACAGCTGATAAATCAGCTGCTCTCCCACTCCACTGGCGTACTTAACATACGCTTAATACAAAGTATCAGTTTATAAGTGTGTACAGTACATTCCTGTCTGTGCTATCATTATATACTATAGTTACGGAAATGTCAATAGATTTTGATTTGGTATCATTCGCAAATTTCGTTTTTTTGTTCTAAAAGATGTCCAAATTCTATTTGCTAAAATATCACTTGCCTGAATCATGTAATTTCTGCTTGAATCACAATATTGAATTTTCACAGAAACATTAGAATTAAAAACATGGGGATGTGTTATCCCATAATCAAAATTCATAATGCCATGTTGCAATTCCTCCATGATGGAATCTCTTAAATCATAATATCCATTAGTAGCTGTCAACTGCTCATCAATATAAATTGATATAGTAATATCTTCGTCTCTGGAAATATGATTGTCTGCAATTAACTTTTCCAACTGACTTTTTACACATCTTTTTAATACATAGTCCTTATATCTACAAATAGACTTCTTGTCTGCAAGAATATAATCATATACCCTCGAAATATTTACTGCAACAGCTACGGAATCATATTTACGAACAGAATTGAATAATGCTCTTTTATGTTTAGCGGAAAGATTAGCAGCTTTTAATTCATCCGCGCGTCCAAGAGCCTGCTTTAGTTTTTTATTTGCATTTATATATCTCCTTTTTGCAATTTCAAGTTCTTGCCGATTAGTAAAAACATATCCAGCATAAACAAAGTAACCACTAGGTTCATGCTTATGTAAAACTCCAGAATCATCAAAGAAAAAAATTACTTCCTGTGAAATTTCAATCATCCCTTTTCCTGTAGAATATTGTTTTATTATAGCAAAAAAACATCATCTTATCAACCTTGTCAATACTGTCTGTCATTTGCTATCGGTCTTTTTTCATTCCCCATCCTCTGCACCTTCCTTCCCCTTCTGATACTGTGTCCCGAAGTAGAACGCCACTACCACAGAAAAAATCGTCAAAAACTGTTCTCCGCTGATACGCCCCACTACCGCCAGATACGAAAAAACCACCGTAAGCATAATCGTTACGATGGATTTCACTGTCAGCAGGCTTTGTACTGTCTTTTTTACTGTGCTGTTCATCATCATTCTCCTTTCATTCCGCCACTACCTTCAATCTGCCGATTTCCTCCATGACCGTATCTAAATGCCCGTTGCCGCCCAGAGCCTTATACGCCCTGTGCATTTCCTCCAGATTATTCTTTTCGGAAAGGCTGATATGCCCCGCAGTGATGTGTTTCTTCCCCAGATACGTCACACGGTCAACCATCGTTACCTTGCTTGCCTCGACAAGTGCCATGATTCTGGCATCCTCTTTATCTGCCTTGCCCCATCTGCGGTTCAGATACGCCTGCAAGATGGACATAAGCCCCGAGCCGACACCGCCGCCCAGAACACAAAGCAAAATCGTTTTCAATGTTTCCATAAGCCATCCCTCCTTAACTCTGCACCTGTGCCGCTGTGACATGGTGCGGATTGTTCGTATCATTCAAATGCGCCTGCAATGCCGCCATGACCGCCGCTGTCCCGACTGCCGCAGAGGACGCAAGCGAACCGCTTTTCACACCACTGGTAACGGATGCCGCAAGCGTGGGAATGAAATCCCCCAATTCCACATCGTTGTACTGCTCAAGCAAACAATCCCATTCATACGATATAACCTTCGCCCGTTTCCGAAATCCCATTTTGATATTGATAACCGTTACCATATCTCCTAAAAATACTTCTTCCAAAACGGCATACTCCCGATATTCCACCGTTTTTTCCAGTGCCACAAAATCCGCCTTGATGTTGATGCTTGGAATGTCACAGCCTTCATCCAACAGCTTTTGTCCCTCTGCCTGCACCTCGGAAATGCTCTTATTTTCCTCTGTCAGCGTGTGGATTTTCGGGTAGATATAATCATTGATATGGGGACTGTCAAGCGTTACACTGCCGCCCCGCCCGTAGCAGACAATGCGCGTCTTGACCTCTGATTCATCCTCCGTCACCTCAAGCCCGACAAGGTTTTTGCCGTAGCGGATGGAAACGCCCCTGTCCTGCCCCAATGCCGCCCGAAGGGATACCTGAAAGCCATCCCGTAGCAGCTCGCCACCGTAGCCCTTGACAAACGAGGTTGCTTCGTCATCGTCCGACAACAACGCCTGTACGGGATTCATACGCCCTGTTGTGAGCGTTCCTGTGATGGAAATATCCGTATCAAAGGAAAATGGCATGGGATAGGCAAACGCCGCCTGTAAAGCTGTCAGTGCCGCTCCTGCCGTGCCGCTGTGGCTGATAGGTTCGCACTGGTTGTCCAGTAAATCATAAAAAATATGCCGTGCGTTGACCGAAATTTCCTTCATACTCGGCTTGACGTAGTAAATGCGGAACGGCTGCATCCCTTTGGGCGTGGATGCGTAGAGAATTCGCCCCCGTTCAATGCGTTTCCACTTGCCGCCATCGTCATAGGGGTGCTTCAGCTCCAGTTCATACGCCCCGTTCAATTCTTCCTCCACAACACAATGGCTGGGAACCAACGCCCCCAGCCCGAATGTGTCAAATGTCTTTGCCGTTTTTTCGTGAATGGTAATCATAACATCACTCCATCATGCCGACCAATTCCTGATACTGTTCTTCCGTAATCCGATTCGCCATCAAAAACACATCCAATTTGTTCATCATGTCCTCTTTTTCGTATGCGCCCTTTGTAATCAGTTTTTTCAGTCTTGCGTATGTCATAAATATCTACTCCCTTCAAATCTCTAATTCCTTCATGCAAACCAAATAGTCTACATTGATTGCTGTGTCTAAAATTGCCTGTTCGGTTTCTGTCAGTTGTGGTTCGGGGATGGGTTCGGGTTCGGGCGGTGTGTATTCCGAAAACGTACCTGTTTCAGAATCATAAATCATGCCAAGCGTAACGGTATCGTCACAAGGAATAGCAGTCACAGGGTTGCCCGATGGGTCGGGTGGATAGTAGGGTTCTGTTTCTTGGTCTTTCAGAACGTCAATCACTCTGTTTTGTAAAATCATTGCATAGTTTTTCATTTTTCCACCTCCTTACCATTCGATAATTACAATACCGTCTCCGCCTTTGCCTCCCTCACCATAGCTCTCGGGGTATATACCATAACCACCGCCGCCGCCACCAGCTCCGATACCGCCATCACTTCCTTTATGCGTATAATCACCACTAGAAGCTCCATACCCACCATTATCATATCCAGCGCCACCACCACCACCACCTTTACTACCACCTGATTTTCCACCATACGCCATGAAGTTATCTTGTCCATCTTTACCCGAACGGCCTCCGACTGTACCTTTATAAGTATTGGGGGCTGCGTCTTTGCCAGAAATGCCCCCAGCTACTGTAACTAGTGAGCCAATGACAGTTGTACCGCCAGCCACACCATTAGTGCCACCAACTCCAATTTTTATAGATATAGCGGTACCTGGCGTAACAGAATATGCTTTTTTAATAATTCTTTCTCCTCCACCGCCACCTGCACTATAATAACCTCCGCCTCCAGCTCCAAAGACAGTAACTAAAATCTTTGTCACACCAGCAGGAACGGTAAACGTGCCATTTGATGTGAATGTTTGTGTGCCGTGTGCTTGAATCATTTTGTCTAATGACAAAAAACTGCTTGTCCCCAACGTGCTATTTAATGCGTTCTTTGCTTCTGCCCAAATACTCATGAAATAACCTCCGAAATGCTACCGTCACTTTTGAATATCGTTGTTTTTGTTACCGAAAGACCGCTTGCGCCTGTGAATGTTTCTTGAATGTTCCCATTTGGCAGGAAAGTGGTTACTTTCTTTTCGCCATTTGCATTTGTTTCCGTAATACTGCCATCTGCATTGAATACAGTTGCCTTCGTTTCAAACCCCTGCAACGCCATAAACGCCTCACGATTCAGCGGTGTGCCGATAACAGTTGGGTTGTCAGCCATTTCGACCGTCACATATTCACTTGTTCCGTCTGCATGCGTGATTTTTCTCCGCCCTGCCTGTGTTGGGATTCTATCTAAAAAATCCTTCATAGCAACCGTTCACCTCCGCTATTTATCGTTCCGCAGGGGATATATTCCTGCTTCATGTTTTCTGTCATTTCCTTTCCGACTGCGGCAACTCGTTCCCAATCGTTAACTTCCTGCCAATCCAGATACAGACTTTCGGGAAACACAGGCAACCCAAATCCAACCAAAAACAACCGCACCAGAGCGGTATAATTCGCTCGAATACGGTTGATTTCCGAAAGCCAGGGCAGGTTCTGCTCCTGCCAGTCGGTATATGTGGTTGTTGTAACAGTGCCGTCCGCCTGTATCTGCTTTTCCTGCCTGCGCCGATATGTATGTGGGATATATACCGCAGCTCCTTCCAGTTGTTCCATAATGTACCGATAATTCCCCTCGATACGGTTCAGATCCTCTGCATTGAGCGTCCCCTTCTGCGCCGCAAGGGCGGAAGTATCCGCATCGGTCACATCCGCTGCTGTTCTGTCCGTAATGGGTTCCTTCCATGTCATTCGCCTATTGTCACCGCCTTTGTCACAAATCCGCCCGTCAAATCCGTATCCATACTTTCCAGCACAGATCCGCGATACACGCCGTATTCCGTTTCAATATCCGCCAGAAGTCCGACCTGTTCTTCCTGCATCACAAAGCTGATGTCCTGTTCAATTCTGTATTGATAGTAAGCAAAGAGCCTTTGCGCCGCTTTTTCTGCATTTGTGCTGTTCAGCAGAGTGCTGTCCGCATCAATGTTGTTTTCCTTATCCCCTGCAGGCAGCTCCGCCATTCTGACTGTCACCGTTTTTTCGGTATCTACATATTTCCTTCCGCTGACGGTGCAGACTGCATCCGCCTCGCCCTCTACAATACAGTAATTGACACCGCTTTCTGCCAATGTGCCGCCGACAACGGAAAGCTCTGCCGCAGGCTCGGAAAATAAGATTTCGTTCCGCCCTTCCGTCAAGGTTACCTTGCACAACTCCTCCACAGTATCACTCAGGCTGTATTCATGCGCCTTCACATTAACCCCTGTCACCAGAGAACGCAGCTTTACCTTTGTCCCAACAAACTTCCTGTCCCTGCCGATGGATACCGTAGGGATATTGGAAAAATCGGGGAACGCCATAATATTAACCGTTCCGCTCCTTGCTGTGCTGACATAACCGCCGATGGCAAAGGCAAGGTGCTGCAGCGCCTCTCTATGAGAACAGATGGGAAGATACCCCGTCACAGCCACATTCCGCAGTGTGCTGTCCAGTGTATAGCCAAAGCCTGCATCGTCCATGATTTCCTTCAGCAGTGCATGCGCAGGCTTCTCCCGATACATACCGCCTCTGTAGGTTGTGCCGTCCATGCTGCCGATGCCGTCCTGCGCGGAAACGGAAAGCAGCTTATCCCCTTCCATCTCCATATCCTCCAGATAGAAGGTTCCCAGATGCTTGGCTGTACCGTCCGCCTCCCCCTCTACCGTCAACTGCTGTTTCTTCTGCAGCAGGGTATAAATGCCCTTTGGATTGAAGATATTGAAATCATCATCCTCGGAATAGACCGTAAATTCCAGTGTATTCGAGGAAACCGTCAGCCCCGAGAGGTCAATTTCCTCCAGAAGTGCTGCAGATTTTAACGTGTTTTTGCCAAACTGCTTATTCACACCATGCATGATATTCTGCACCTTTAAATAGCGGTGCGGGCGTACTGTCCCGTAAAATACAATTTCTATCTTGTCATAATTCTGTACCGTTTCCATGCAGGAATACCGCCAACTATCGGGCTGAAATGTCTTTTCCGCCAGCACCTCCACCCCATGATACCAACAAATCCGCAGTTCATTGCAATAGTTGTTATCATACGGGTCAAACTCAAAGGTCAGCCCCATGGACGCATGCAGCTCCTGAAAAGTCAGCGTCAGTACAGGCGGCGCGGCAAACCTGCCGGCATCGTCCGTCATGCTTTCCGACCAGATGCCCCATGTGACATCCTCCGGATTTTCGGGGAACAGCCGAAAGGAACCGTCCAGTCTGAAATAATTCCGCTCCAGCGTAGCTGTTTTGGGTGCATATACCCCCTCCAGAGCCAAATCCTGTGGGTCAATAAAGGCTTTCCTGTCTTTGCATACAGCAGTGGTGTCCTGCTTTACCGTCACATCCACCAAGCCAAAGGAAATGCTTACCCCTGTTGCCATGGCTTACACCCCCTTTGGCAGTCTTGCAGGTGCTTTTGCAATCAGTTTGATACTCAGACCACCCCAGTAATGCCTGCCGTTCCGGCTGCGTTTCAGTTCATCCCCTGTTGTCGTGATATACCCCCGAAAAGAGAATGTCCCCGAGGAGGACGGTACCACAAAATCATGAAATTCCACAGGCTCCGTCACCTTCTTCCACAGGCGGTCATATTCCGTTTGATTCAAATTCAAATTCGGAAAAGTCAGCGTGTAATTGTAATACACCCCGATAATTTCCCGTTTCAAATCGCCGCCCTCTGTTCTGGTAGCGTATTTATCCAGTACGGCAGATTCCCGTTTCAGCGCTACCAGAGGGATGTTAAATTCCTCCCCGTCAATGCTGAATAATGTCATCACAAAACACCTCCTGTCTGCAATGTGCCGCCGATGCGTTTCTGTTCCTTCGTAATGGCAGGATGCAGCACCCTTGCCAACTGTGCCAGAGAACCACTGAATTCAATGTTTACATTGACCTCACTGCCGCCCATTAAGCCGGCAAGCTCCTCTCGCATAATCTGACGAATCAGCCCCTCGGGGGCTTCAAGGTTTCGTCCGCTTTTCTGGTCCCCCAGAACCGCAAGAAATTCCTGATTGGGTGGGATAACCGCACCGTTTGCCAGAAATGCCGCTGCGCCAAGTGCAGGAGCCAAACTGCCGCCGGAAAGGATAATCCCTGCCCCGACTGCTACTGCCGCCCCGACTGCAAGCGTGGGTGCCAGCCAGTTTTTATTTTCCTCCCATGCTCCGGAAACTTTCTCACCAATAGAACTCATCAGGCTTTTAAAATTTTCCCATACCGTTTTAAAGCCGTTAATCATGTTGTCCGCAAATCCCTTCGCTGTGTTCCATGAGGTTTTCAAAATACCTTCCCCCCATGTAACAAAATTTTTCGATGTGTTGTTTATCCAGTTTGCCGCATTGCCTGCCGTTGTTTCCAATGCTGTATTCCAGTTATCAATGGTGTTTCTCGCAGTATCATAAACAGCAGTTGTAACATTCTGCTTCCATGTCTGAAACTTTCTTGATGTTTCCGTCACCCAAATCCCTGCATTTTCAATCACTGTATCTTTTGTTGTCACAAAGTTTTGCTTTGCATTTGCAAAAGCAGCCGCAGTATTGGCTACAGCGGTATCATATACTTTCTGTGCTTTTTCAAATCCTACCGAAAGACCTTCTACCATCTCTGTCTGAAAATCCCCCAGCATTTGGTTCGCCAAAGCAAATTCTACCTCCAAAGCAGGCACCAGACCCCAGTTCGGCTCCCATACGGGCGATGGCAAAAGCGGAAATTCCGGCACAGGTACATCCGGTGGCACCAGACCCCAGTTCGGCTCCCATACGGGCGATGGCAAAAGCGGAATAACCGGCTTCTCGATAACCGGCTGAATGACAAAATCTTCCTGCAAATCATCACGCCAGCCAATTAAAATATCCTTAATATCATCCGTAAAATCCTTTACATTCTTTTCTGTTTCCCCAAAATCTACAGCATCAAAAGAAAAGGACGGTACATCAAAGCTGCCGCCGCCACCTCCGTTATTGCCTAAATCTCGTTGAAGAACATCCAGATCATCAAAGTTCGCAAGCGCATTTTTTGCCGCCGCACCTGCTGCATTGATGCCATCTGCCAAACCATATTGATTTTCTGTCGCATCTGCCGCCGAATCGGATAAATTCCCCAAAGAATCAGAAACCTTATCCGTTTGTGTTGTCATTTCCTTGCCTGTCAGCATCCGATAAACTGCACCGATGCCCTTTGCAACCATAATCAGACCTTTTACCAGTACATTCAGAAACTGTACCACAGGAAGCAATATCTCAATCAGCCCGTTTCCCAGAATCCCCAACAATTCCTTCCAGTTTTCGGAAAGGATACGTGTCTGATTCGCCCAGCTGCTACTCGTTCTGGCAAAGTCCCCCTGTGCCAGACTCAACTGCTGCATGACATACATATATCTAAGCTGCACCTGTTCCGCCTGCGACATGGCTGCAATTTTCTTTTTGATTCCCTGCTGATACGCAAATTGCTGCAAATTGGCCTGCGTCATAACAACGCCAAACTGTTTTAAGGTTTCTGTTTCCCCCGTCCAAATACTTTTTAGGGCTGTATCGGCAACATCCTGCGACACATTAAAGAAGGATGCCACATCTCCTGATAATCCTGCTACTGCAATCGACATTTCCGCCGCTGCTTTTCCTGTGATTCCCATACTCTTAGACATCGCCATATAGGTTGATGCCGTTCGTTTTGCTGCCAACTCAGACATACCGAATTTTTCAATGGCGGTATCCGCAAAATCCTCCACCATGTATGTCATATCTCCAAAGGCTGTTGTGACTACGTTCTCAACCTCCTGCAGGTCGGATGCCAGATTGATTGCCTCTTTCCCCATGGCAACAATTTTATCTACTGCAAACGCCGCTGTCAGAGCCGCTCCTAAAACTCCTGCCGCTCTGGTCAATCCCGATAGTTGTTTCGGCAGTGCATGGATTCCCCTCTGAAACCCCGTGGTATCCACTCTGGTATCAATGCGGATACTGCCGTCATAGCCTGCCGCCATCCGCTTCACCCCCTTTTTTCTGCATCAAAAAAGCACCTATCTTTTCAGATAGATGCTCAAATTCAAATCAACAAATTATACCGAACAAAACAATATAAAGCTAAGTACGCAAACTGCCAAGGAGCAAAAGAAGGCTTTCCGATACCACTTATTTTTTGTTTTGGACAGGATACAAAGAATCATGCCAATACAATTTCCAACTGCCGAAACACCTGCGCCCGCAAATAAAGCAATAGAGAATTCCTTCAGATTCTTCTCGCCGAAAAAGAATAGAAATGCAAACATGGCAATACTGAAAAACAAAACCAAGCCGCCAAAAATGCTCCGATATCCCTTCTCACCATCTCTGTGAACTTCTTTTTTTGCTTTTGCGCCTTCCAAGGATGCCCCACAATAACAGCAAAACCTTCCCTTGCTCTGCCTTCCGCAGTGTGGACATTTTCTTTCTGTTTCCTCATAAGGGTATGTATCCGATGTGCCGTATGCGCCCATAGCCTTTCCTCCTTGTAAACTTTTTTTCATCATACAACATGATTTGTGATATTTCAATCATTTTCACCAAGTCGATTCATGAAATTATCATATTTTTCTTTTTCCTCTGCCGTCTGGATTTCTTCCAGTTCAAACAGCTCACGATTCTTTGCCCAGACCCCCCGTTCCTCTTTGGTCAGTTTACCTGTGTTCTTCCGGCATCGGTAATAAATGATACGGCTCATCACACAGTCTTCCGGCATTTCCATAAAAGCAGCTACGAATTCCCACCAATGCACCATTTCCCCTTTAGAAAGCCGTCCCCGCAAAACCTTATCTACTGCAGAAAAAATATAGCGATCATCCTGACGGAAGGAATATACCCTTCCGAAGTCTTCGCTTTGCTTGGTTTCTCCGCAGTTCAAAAATAAAACTCCTTTCTGCACCGCCTGTGGTATATCCTCAGGTATCTTTTGATACAGCAGCTGCAAAAGAACAGACTGCTTTTCAATATCTGTCAGACCCTCGTCTTCCATCGCCTGCAAAATACGAATACAGGTGCGGTAATCCGTATTTAACAGATAAACTTTTCCAGCCACCTCCGCCTGCTTCGGAAACCCCTCTGTTAAAAAACCCATCAAAGAGTACCACCTGCGTTCTGCTGCAGATAAGGACGCATTTTATCTGCTCTTGCCTTCTGTACATAAGGAATGATGCTGTTTAAAAACTGCTCAAACATATCCAAGCGAACAGAGTTCCCAAAGTATGCCCTGCTGGTGCCTTCTCCAAAAACATAGTCAATCTGCCCTTTGATATCTTCACACATCGTCTGATACAGCTGAAAACCTCGTCTTTCCTTTCCTTCTTTCAGCTTATCAATCTCAGCTGCCTCTTTCAAATATTCCGTCTGCTTTTCTTCGATAAAATTACACAACTCAAAATAACGGTTGACAAAGCAAACATCACTCGGGTCAAAAGCAATCACCCTCTCAGGGTCATCATTTACCATCAATCTGATTTTTCCATCATTATAGCGTACACTTTCCATGTCTTTCCCTCCTTATGCCTCAGGTGTAAATTTTCTTGTTTCGGGCTCAAAGGTACCCTCCACCGCATCTCCGACAAAGTTTACGGTAAAGTTAATCACATTGGAGCCGCCGCCCTCGCCGCCGAAATCATCAATCTGAATCGAGCAGGTATTTTTCTCCGCGGGATATGCGCCGCCCGTTGCCTCCTCATACAGATAAACCATGCAGATTTCCGTTCTTGCCTCATCCAGAACTGCGCGCTTTCTTCTCAGATTATCCACGAAGTCAAATACGGCATCCCCCTTATGCGCGGTCATCGGCACAGAGGAAGTCGGTTTATAGCTTTCCACGTCCGTTGTGCCGCTGGTCTGATGGATATAGGTTTCGTCACTCGTCTGAGGGTTATATGCTACCGTCATGGAGGTAACGCCATCCCCAATCAGCGACCATTTTTCCGTATCGCCACCTGTATTCAAAAAGCAGGCAAATTTATTTCTTTTAATTTTTGTACCCATACTTACACACTCCTTTTTGTCAATCTTAACTGTATCTGAATCTGATAGGTGCCGCGCCCGTCCTCATCCACATCAAACAGCAGCACATTTGCGGCAGAAATCCCCTCCACCGTATAGCCGCTGATAACGGGGTACACCTCATTATCATTATTGTCCTCCAGCCATTCAAAAAAGGCATCCAGAAAATCATAATTTTCCTGCCGTTCCGCCTCGCTTGTGGTGTATTCTCTGGCATAGAAAACATAATTGTTGAGATAGGTGCGGTTGCCGATGATGTCCTCCACCGTCTTACTGTTGCCCGCAGGCGCAACGGCACAGGTGCCTGCCTCGGATTCCGTTCCATCCGTATGAATGGTACGCAGCTCCATGCCGTCAAAGCCCATCAGATAGTCCTGCAACGCCCGAATGATACTCATTTTTTCATTACCTCCTTCGCCTCCTTCAGAATGTCCTGCTTATGGTCTGCTTTCATCCGTTCAAACCAGAGCTTGCCCCGCTTGCCGTCCGCATGGTAACGCAGACCTTTTTTCGTCGGAATTTTCTTTTCGCCCTTCTTCGCCCATGCACTGCCTGTGGTCGGGCTGACATAAAGCACCCCCTGATAGAGATAATGCGCATACGGTCCCTGCCAGACCACCTCGCCGCTGCCGATTTTTGTACCCAGATAACCGCTGCGAATCAGTGTACCTGTTTCCTTCGGCATATACGGGTCGGAAAAACGAAGGATTGCACTGTCCACAGCCTTCTGCGCCAGCGCAAACCGCCCGTCCCATTGCGGCTCTGCCGTCGGGTTCCATGCAAAGACACCGTCAAAGGCTTTCGTGCGAATTTGCGTTTTCCCTTTCATGTCCACATATTTCCCCATCAGCGACCACCTGCCTTATCGTGCTTTAAACCACCGAAATCGTAGCTGTCCACCGTTGTCACCGTCCGTACCTCTCCAAGGGCATACAGCTCAGAGGGCTTTTTCTGAATTTCATAATCCACAACGCCCTTTAAGAGCAAATCCTTCTTTCTGATTTTGAATCCCAAGGCATGCGGAATAAAAACCTCTACGGTATTGGCATCCTTCCAGCCGCTTTTCTCCTGCTTTACGGCGGAAACATCCTGCCAGAGCACCCCTCGCAGGACATACCGTTTCCAACCGCCGGTTTCCTCTCGCCAGACGGTGCAGTCATGCACAAACATCATGCGTCCACCCCCAGATATAACAGTGGTATCCCGTTTTCGTCCGTCTCTGCCGCCAGATACCTGCGAATGAGCGTATCGACCTGCGTCTGTCTTTCGCTTTGCGTCTCCACTGCATAGCTTTTCGACCATTCGCCGACCTTTTCACTCGTCAGCTTGGCATCCTTCCGTTCTGCCTGCTCCTCAATGCCGACCAGTTCAAACACAAGCCGTTTCACGCTTTCGGGAATTTCCCGCATTCGGTCCACTCTGCCGAAGGTTACCCCTCTGACAGTCTGCTCCGCGCCAAAGGCAAAACGGGAAAAGGCGGCTTCCGTCAGGTTGCCGCCCCGTTCCCGATATTCTTCATAGGTCAGATACATCGTATCACCCTTCCTTCGGTGTGTTCCGTTCCTCCGCCTCTTTCTTCAAGGTTTCGTTTTCCTTCTTCAATGCTTCGTTTTCCTTTTTCAAAGTCTTATTTTCCTTCTTCAGCTCCGCCAAAGCGTCCTGTTTGGGCTCTCGCAGAATCTTACCTGTTTTGGCATCCACCTCACAGAAGCCGACCGCAAGCATCTCCTCTACACGCTCATCCGCAACGCGGAGCTGTTTATTTCCCTTCATTACCATCTTCATTGTGCGTCCCTCCTTATGCCTCTGTATTGAACATAATCGCCGCTTTGCGCTTATGCAGAATGAAAACATCGTCATAGGATTCCTCGAAATAGATATATTTCCCTTCGGAGCCTGCGGAGGGTGCGTCCAGCTGTGCAAAGGAATACTTTTCGGGGGTAATGACTGCGGAGGGATGAATCAGCAGCATATTGATCTGCTTTGCACCCACGCCTGCCTTATAGCCCTCTGTAAAATCGTAAGCTGTTTTCATCAGTGCGGAAGGTACCGCCTCCAGCTGTACATCATCCAGAGAACGCACCGCGCGGTTGATGGCAGATTCCCCGTTCTGGATAAATCTGCTCATTTCCTTTGCTCTCTGGAAAATCCCCTTCATGGTAGGGGTCACATAGAGAATACGTCCTGTCGCAGGCACGTTTGCTTCATCCATTGCCTCCATGTAGCTGTCAAATACAGTCAGCGCATTCTCAACGGTAATCGCTGTCGTATCCGCTTTGCCGCCTGCCGCCGTCCAGTCTGCATATACCTTGGATACCAGATATGCGTCCATTTCGGGGAATTTCTGCTCCTCATTGAACACCTTCGTGATATTAGAAATGGATGCCACCTGATTCGTTTCATCAATATCCATGGGATGCACCAGCGTAGACCATTTTCTGTGGTTGGCAAGCATTTTCGCCTCCCATTCGTTGTCATAATTGCGCTTCGCTGTACCGATGGTATCCCTGTCCCCATCCACGCGTCCTGTGGTTTTCAGTGTAGGAATCTGAATCGTATTTGCACCTGTCCATTTGTAACGGGTATCATTTTCTGTGCTGCGCAGTGCGGCAAAATGCAGAACATAGGGATATGCCTGCGCCAATGCCTGCGCGTACTGTGTTGCGTAATTCAATGCTGCCATAAAAAATCACTCCTTCTTATTTTGTCTCCTTTGCACGAACGCCCGCAAAGTGAAAGTTGAACGGGTTCGCGCCATTTGTGTTTACGTTTGTGCCCATGCCTGCCATATTCGCAGGCTGATTGGGGTTTTCCCAGTAATTTCTGTCCTTTGTCAAGGTTTCCAGAATATCCTTGTCCCCCTTGCCCTTGTTTGCCTCATCCTGCAAAGCGGTTTTAAATTCGGCGTAGACTGCCTTTTCCGTCAGCTCGTCCCGCCATTTCTGCTCTCCGACTACCGTCTTGAAGCGGTTGGAATACTCGGCTTCTTCTGCTTCTTCCTTGGCTTTCTTCTCCGCCTCGGCTTTCTCGTCTGCAATCCGCTGCTCCAGCTCCTCAAATTTCTTTTTGAAATCCTCGTTGCCTTCTGCGGATTTCTTCATATCTGCAATGGTGGTTTCGTATTCCTTGAGGGTGCCGTTGGCTTTCTCCAAATCCGCCTTTACGGTCTCCAGTTCGCCCTTCGCCCTGCCGATGTCGGCTGTATTGATGTCCAGTAAGCCCTTCAGCTGTTCCTCTGTGGCATCGGGGAAAATTTTCTTGATATCCTCTCTTTTCATTCTTCGTTCTCCTTTCAGCTTTCAGTTTGTTTTCGCGGTTCTTTCCGCACGCCTTGATAGTTTTTCGCCATTCCGGGCAATCAAAAAGCACCTACCAAAAATGGCAAGTGCTTACTTGATACCGTACTTTTCTTTCAATGCTTTCAATCGTTTGTTTTCTTCTCGCATCAGCATTTTTCTTTCCACGTCATATTCTGAATCAAGTCCTCTTATCATTGCTGCGTCTTCTTCCTTTGCAAGAGCCGCAAATTTCGCATCGAATTCTTCTTTTAAAGCATTTTTTTCTTCTTCGTAGGACATCTTATTTCACCCTTTCAAAAATAAAGTCCTTACATTCTTTTCCAAGCACTTTCATGATTTCATACTGTTCATAATCCAAAGAAATATCAGCACCTTCAAACGCCAATCTTCGGACAGTGTCAAATGCTTTATCATATACTGCAGCGGCCTCCGCAGCTGTCATAGCTCCATCAGATTTTATCCTGTATGTCCCCATGTGGTTGACCACATATAATTCCTTCAAACCATAGGCAAAGTAACCTTTGAAATCTGCTCTGCTGAAGCAATCCCCTGACAACTCCCCATCCTTTGGATGGTTATGAATCACAACCGCATCCTTCAAAGCATCCTCACCTGCAAGGGTAATATCAACCGTACTTTGCAGCCCACTGATTTCATATTTCTTCCCATCCGGAGAAAGCACAACCGCATGTTCTGTCTTGCTTTCCAGCTTTTCCTCCGAAAATTTCTGTAAGGTCATAGCGATTTCCTTTTTATCAGAATAATCGAAATCAGAAACCCTGTCAATCACAGAGGATGCACTTCTGTCTCCTGCCTTGCCGGATGCCAGACCCTTCAGCCCTTTTTCCGCCGCCGTTCTGATTCGTTCCGCGCGCATCGGCAAATCCGCCTTTTTGCTGACTTCCCGATATTTATTCCCCAGAATACGGATTTTTTCTGTTGCCTCCCGCACCAGTTCTGTCTGCCCTGCCGCCTGATACACCGCCTTTTCTTCCTTTGCATAGCGCAGCTTTGTTTCCAGCTTCCGCTGCAGCTGCGTACATTCATATCGGCTGTATGTCCTGCCGTCCATTTCTATCCTGCGCTCGGATGCCTGCGCCATCTCTGCCAATTCCGCCTTGCTGTTCGCAGGTCTGCTGATGCCAAGCAGAACGGGATAGGCAAAATGCCTGCAATTCCATTCCCCGATGGGGCGGCGCAGGCTTGCCTGCAATTCCTCATATTCCTGCAGGCTGTATTGCTTTCCCTGATAGGGCAGATGGTCAGGGGCACAGGGGCTATGTGCTGAAAGCTCCACGCCGTCCGCGCCGAATTCCTCTCCTGCCTGTCGGGCGGTTTCCTGTGCAACATAGCTGACACCGTCAATGATGTTCTGCCGCATGGCGCTGTCCAATCGTCTGGTATAGCCGCTTTCGTACTGCACACGCAGTCCGCCGCCCATATCCTTCACCGCCTGCCGTATCACGCTGTTGTAATCCGAAACACCCGTTGCAACGGCAGAAACTGCCTCGTCCACCGTTGTCTGATAGAACCTGCCGAGGGGCTGAAAGCCTTTTTTTGTTTTGATGCCAACGGTTGTGGTGCGGCTCATGTTTCTGAGGTTCCCCTTCGTGACCGCAGCCGCCGCTTTTACGATATTCTGCAGGGATGCGTTTTCCGCAAAAGGAGTCTGCGTTATGCCCTTCGCATCATAAAACGGCTGTGTCCAAGCCTGCTCCTCCTTTGCCGCCTGTGCATACAGGCTTTGGATTTCCTCCATACTGCTCCCTGCGGCTCTTGCAAGCTGTTTCGTCATTTCCTCAATATCCGCTCCATAGGTGAACATCTGCTGAAGCTGTCTGGCTTGGGATGGGGTCAGTTCTCCTGTTTTGCGCAGGGTATTTCCCATATCGCACAGAATCCGCAGACAAACGCGGTTGAACCGTACGGCAAACTGCTCCGCCAGTTCCTGTATTCTTTCCTCCGAAAGCAATGTCCCACCCCCTTTTTTGCAATAAAAAAAGCACACCTATTTCAGATGCACTTTTCGATTGATTTTTTTCTTCTCCTGTGCTATCATAAGCATAAGAAAAGGATTACCGCTTTTGGAGAGGCGGTCAGTCCCGATAAGTTGTGAAAGACCGTCTAACATCTGTTAGGCGGTCATTTTTATTTATCCCCTGTTTTTACACAGGGCGATAATTGCTACGATGAGCATACCGAATTGAAATAAATCCGAATATGTAACACAATTTACGGAAGTTTGCATGCAAACCAGTGCTTCGCACTGCTGCTTGCAGTTCCGAAGCCATCACCCCCTTTGCAGAGAGTGACTGAACCGCCAAGCGATAATCCTCGCTTACAGCATACCATAGATTTCATTTTTCGACAACCGTTCTAATCCCCCAGAAGATCTGATACGGAGGGTTCCTTCTTCTGAATCTCCAGAACCTTCTCCTCCGCCTCCTCCAGCGTTTCATTCGGGTTGAGCCATACACGCACCTCTGCTTTGCTCTTTACGCCCATCGCCTGCGCCTCCTTCAGCTGTGCCCAGCCTTCGGCACTGCTTTCAATCATGGAATACGACCAGTCGAATTTTAAATCATACTCCCCCATAGGTGCCAGATTGTAGTAATTCGCCAGCACGTCGCAGGCTTGCAGATAGTTCCCGATGCCCCTTTCCAGTACTGCCCGAATATCCGCTACCAGTGCATAGGTGTCATAGATGCTTGCCTTTATCTCCGTTGCCGTCGCTCCTCTGGTTTCCGGTGCAGTCAGAATCCCCTTGCTTGTACCCACCGCTTTCTCCAGAAGCTCAAACAGATGCAGCAGGCGGTTATAATAGCTGCTGTCCCGAATCTCGGGGGAAAACACCTCGATAGCGGCATTGCTGCCTTCCATGTTTCCTGCAACAAAGGCATCACTCGGCAGGATACGCTGTCCCGTCTGCTTGTCTATGCGAAACAGCCGTTCATCCGCAAACACTCTCGCTTTCTTATGCTCAAATTCCTTGCCGATTTCTTGCAGGCATTTCTGAATCTCTCCCATCAGCTCGTCACATCCATATGTCACAGGCACACCATACCAATCGGAAGACTGCCTGTTATCAATCGGAGATTTGAAGAAGGAAAACAATACCTCATGCACCCCGCTGATGCGATGCTCTGCAATGTCCTTCCATTCCTCCACAACGGCAGGCGCACCGCTCTCATCCACTACCCGGTTGGTTATGGTCAGCGTTTCCTGCTCCACCCTGTACTCTGTCAGACGGTAATAGGTGTGGTTGCTCCGCTTGAGGCTGTCCGCCAGAAGTACCGCCCCTGTGATACATTCCCCATGCTTCGCCGTAATGATAATACGGTTCTGCGGAATCAAATCATACAGCAGTTCTCCGTCCCGTACATACGGCACAGCCGCACAGCCGCCCGTCCCAAGCATACGGGAGGTCAGCCGCTTTCTGTCCGCCCAGAGTGCCTTTAAGTAGTCCTGCATGAAAGTCGCTCTTTCGTTGTTCCCGTCCACATCCGCCGTACTCTCGCTCACTGCCAGCGTTGTCAGCTTATTGGCAAAAATGGCGGTAAAATTGATTTTGGAGCAGTCCTCGTATCGGTCGGCATACTGTGCATTGCTTTGCAGCTGTCCTTTCTCCACGCTGTCCCGTTCTATGCCAAACAGCCGCAGAAGAAACCCCCAAATGTTTTTTAACATTCCATCTCCCTCTTTCCTTGTTTGCTATGCGGAATTTCCTGCCGTCAGGCGATACAGCTGATATTCCCAGCTGTATTCATCCGCATCCAGAATATCAATATCCGTTGTGCCGTCATCCAGACGCTTGTCCTCCATGCTCCTGCTGTCCCAGAGTGCCTCCTGCATGCCCTTCACCAAATCCTCGCATTCTCCGCGCACCACATGATACCGCCCACTGCCCAACAAAAGCAGCGTGCATCGGATACGGTCATTGATGGGGTGCTTGATGCTGTTGTAAATAGGGTAGTTCGTATTCTGCCGATAGCTGTTTATCATGGTCTGTTCCGCGCTGTCGCAATATACCCCATCGGGATAGCCATAGTCCCGTATGATGCTCTCCACAAACGCCACAAACATTCTCTCCAACTGCACAAAGGACACCCCCGTTGCCGGAATACTTTTTGCCCGTAGCTTATAAACATGATTGTCAAACCCGATGCCCGTTGCCGCGAAGGCATGATTCGATTTGTTTCCGCCGAAGTCATGCCCGATGCCGATATAGGCAAAGCGTTTCGGGAGCTCCTCCCTGTCTATCATGAATTTTTCGGGGTTGTCCGCAAAGGGCTTGTAAATCAGTCCCTCCGCCATCACCCATTTTCCAAGGATGTAGCGGTCAAACAGCACCGTCCCCCTGTATTCCGTCATAAGGTTTCTGATAAACACCTCGGAAAGGAAGGGATTGTCCCGCAGACGGTACTCCTGCAGATAAATATCCGCATCGCTTTTCAGAAATTTATAAAACCAATGATTGGGATTGTCTGGGTTGCAGGTGCCGTCAAACAGGCTGTATTCCTTGTCCAGTCTGGATTTCAGCATATCGAACACATCCCTGTGCCACGTTACTACCTCATCCCCGTAGCAGTATTTGATGCTGCTGCCGCGGATACGGTCTACCTGATTCACCTTATCCGCCCCCAGACAAAAGCATTCCTCCCCGAACAGCGTCGCTGTGTTGTCTGAGCGGATGTCAGAAACAAGCATGCTGCCGTAGATATTCTGCAGGGGCGTGATGATGTTGCGCTGCAGCGTTCCTTTTGTGTTTCCCAGAATGACCACAAGCCCTTCCTTCCCTGCCAGAGAACGGATGCGCTTCGGAATGATGTAATAATCCAGATAGGTCTTGCCGCTGCGCGTTGCCCCGCTCTTGATGTTCCAACGGCGGTTCGCCTCTCGCCAGTATTCCTTCTGCTTATCGCTGAGCTGCATAGTCTATCCCCTCCAGTATCGCATCCAGTTTTTTCAAAGCCTCCAGCTCTGTTTCATCCTTCGGCTTGTCCCGCCATCCCTTGAAGTTGTTCATCAGGCTGAATTTCGCTCCATTTACCCCGTCTCGGTCAAAAAGTCTGCGCTCCGCATATTCCTCAATACGCAGCTTTGCACGTGTCACCGCGTCATTAAACTCCTCCCTGTTCTGGTAATTCAATAACGCCTGTCTGCTCTTTAGACCCAAAGCCAGCGCCAGACCTGTCACGGTAGGCGGTTTCGGCTGCTTTTCATATAGGATGTACCCTTTGCTCGTCAGCATCGGCTTCCCATCCTCATCAAAAAAGGGAATGCCCTCGCACTCCCTGAAATACTCGTCTATCCGCTCCTGTAATTCTTCTTTTGTTTCATAGATGGGCGGTCTGCCCACATTGTCAGGCATAACATCGCCCCTTTCTGAAAATTTCATAGCAAAATCAACCACTATCTCTTATCCTGTTCATCTTTTTGATTAAACTTGTAATTCACAAAAAACAAATTGATACATGTATCAAAAAGACCTACTGTATAAAAAATCAAAAAAATTGTCAGATAACCAATGAAAAAGGCCAGAATCCCTGTCCATTTAGGATTAACAGCAAAAGGTGATAACCCTAAAAAGTATACTATTACATATAAAACAATAGTCAGTGCAATCAGCCATCCTACAAAATAGAACGAAAAAAATATTCCTAATAATGATTTTATTTTTTCCTCTTTATATATATTTTCTGTTGCTTTCAAACTGATTGAACCACTTGCAAAAGTTAAGCCTGCAAAAATAATACCCAGCAGTCCTAATAAACCCGGAATAAAAACAACTGCAAGCTCCGAAAGAATCTTATTAAACTCATTCACTTGCGTATCTGCCGAATAATGAAAAAAGAAGATTCCGACAATAATACCTCCTATAAGCGACAAGATGCCTTCTATCGTCATAAAAAAATCCTTAAACTTTTTATCATCAATCACCATTCTTATAAATCCAGGCGATTTCTCTACTAACTCTTTTTGCATTTCCTCCATTCATATCACCGCCCAATAAATTTTAATCCAGTTTATTTTTCTCAATCAGAATATTTCTGATACCTTTTTCGCCTTGCTCCTTTATATAAGAAATAGAATCTTTCAACTCTGTATCAACAGTATATTTTCTTGGAGCATTGTCAGAACTTGTTATTGTTTCATTATGTCCGCCATAATTTATACCCTCTGCTCTTACTTTCCCATAGCCATCTTTTATAGCTGTGATAATATTCCTAAAATAGTCTGTCATTTTGATACCATGACCGGTTTTCTTGGATTTTGTTTCATATACCTCTTTATATTGTGTTGTTCCGGATTCATAAATGACATTTGCTCTGCTGCCAAATAAATCATCAAATTGTTTTCTATTAGGAGGATTTGGAGGAATAATAGAAAATGTCAATTCTTCCACTACCTTCAGATTTTCAATCTGTTCAATGAGTTCTTTGTCATTGATCAGCAATTCAACTGCAACTTTTATTTTTTCATCTGCAAGCGCTGTTTCAATATACTGTTTAAACATCTCCGTAAATGCTTTATAACCAAAATCCCTTGCCGCTGTATAAGCAATAATTTCCTCCTCCGCATCAAAATAAAAATTTACTGTTGCAGATAAATTCGGTTTATGCTCACTCATCGGTTCATCTTTTATAAAGTCATAAGACTCGACTTCACCATGATAGATTTTTGAATACCTTCCTGCAATAGCTTTTTTGTTATTATCATACATAAGAGAATTAAATTTATACTTTGTTTTACTCTCATCGATAATTGTCAGATTTGGATTGATAGCTCCATATAATTTATTTAAAAACTCCGGATATTGTTCCGGATGTTCATAAAGATCATATATCTCAGAACTCATACTCACTTTTGCAAAATACATTACCGCCATACTAAAACCTCCTCGAATAAATACGATTGTAATTCCTTTATTCGACAAGAAAAAGCAGAACCCTGCCATTTTGTGACGAAAATGCATTAAATACAAAAAAAAACATCCAAAAATGTGAAGTAATTTCACTCCGTCACCTTATGCTATTCTAAGTCTTTTTGCGTCTCAACTTTACAGGACAATGCAAAAGGCACCCGTTTCCGAGTGCCAAAAATAGGAGGTAACATGAAATATCCTGTGTTTTCATAATTTTCACAATACTATAATACCATATTTCGATGTGGCTTTTAGTGGCTTATTTCAGAAATTTCAAAATTTTTTAAAGCCCTCCCGTGAAGCCTTAATACCCAACGGTAGTTGTAATCCATCTCCACCGCAATCTGCTCCCATGTCTTCCCCATCAGATACCGCCGAATCAGAATCTCCTTCTCTGCCCCGTCCTGCATTTTATGTATCCTGTCATGGATTTCCTCGTATTGCTGTACCGCCATAGCCTGCTCATGCTCCAATTGGCTGATGAGTGCATCCAGCCTCGCCACATATCCCGACAGATCGCTGTGTGTGTTCCCCTGCGGCATCCCGTCATGGTTCACACTCGGAAACATCTGCTGACTGCGCAGCTCCTCAATCTGTTCTTTTAAACGCTGTTCCTTCCGTATGGAATATATGTACCCCTTCAAGTATTCCTTTTTCCTCTCATTCTCCCTCACAATCGCCAAACTATCACCCCTCCAATCTATTCAGCCATCTTGCTTTCTTCCGCCGAATGATGCTGTATATCTCGGCGTTGTCCTCCGTGTCCAACAGCAGCCCCAGCACGTTGTAGACATCCGCCACTTCCTCCACCAGATTCCACCTTGCCTCGTCCGCCGTCACAGGCGTAGGGTTGATACCCGTCAACGCTCGCCGCAGCTTCAATGCCGCCTGCGATAATTCCGCACATTCTTCTGCTAATTGTGCTAACAGCTCGTCCTGCGGAAGGTGCTGTTTAATTTTCTCGTCAAGATTCATCCTTTGTCCTTCTTTCTTTCAAATAGATATAAACACCAAAGGGAAACCAAAGGAAAACAATCCATAAAAAACAAAGAATCGGTTTCCATACGTTTTGTGTATAATCTTCAATGATAACGCTCAGAAAAAGACCGTACCCAATCATTATATAAGCGGTTATCAAAATTGCCAAAATAACCATTCCCATCACTCCAATTCATCAGCAATCTCGAACACATCAAATCCGAAAAAGGAATTATCAATATTCTCGTAAACAGCATCTAAGATTTCCTTATTGTGAATGCCGTCTACTTCCATCTGTTCCCAAAAATCTTTATCCTGCGTTGATGTTCCAGAAAAATCCCACTCTTGTTCTTTCTTGTACGTTTTCCCTTTAAATTCAAGTGTTTCTGTGTATCCTACTCCGTGTGTTTCAACTGTATATTTCATCGTTCATTCCTCCTCCTTCGGTTTCTCGCACCGTTCAAATTCAATCACCCAAACCCAAGGATTGGCGTTCCATCCGTATCGCTCAATGTCGGATTTCTTGATGGTGCCGTCCCAAGTTTTTTGAAATTCCATCCTTAATGCGTCATGAAAAGCGTCATCACTTATGTATAAGATAGCGTCCTGTGGGGTTGCAATGCCCTCTTTTTCAATATCAATACACCATCCCTCTCCGCATTCCTGCAATCGCTCCACCCGTACATCCGTAACCTTCAGCCAGATGCGAGCCGCTTCCTTCGGCATGTGAATTGATGGTCTCCATGGCACATAATCGTGTTTCACTCCATTTTCATCAACGTATGTATTGAACAGAGTTATATCTGTTGCCGCATAATAATATTTCCCCGTTTCTTCGATAGGTTGTTCATTACCATCTAATTCATATAAAAACTGCCATGTTTCCCGAACATACAGAATGTCTCCCTGCTGGTACGGTAATCTAAAAAATTTTTCACCATATTCATCAGCATACACCCCCCTGCAAGATATACAGCCTTTTGGTGTAAACATGGTATACCCCCACATCGCATCATCAGGGATAGCACCTTTCACAATCCGCCGAGTGCAAGTCTTTTTCCCGTCTAAAATCGCCCGCACCATTTCGGTATTGAATAAGATTGGTTTAACTGACATTGTTATTCCCTCCTTCTCTCCAGTGCCGCTTCCGCTCCTTCTCTTGTAAAATACAGGTTTTCGTAGTCATACTGTTCCCATTCATCAGCATACTTGACAGCCTTCGCTGATACATCCTGCACCGGCCATTCGTTGATATAAAAATATCTGTTTGGTACGGTTTCCTCGATGATTTCATACACCGTATCCCCCACCTTGCAGGGCAACACCAATAGTCTCCCCTGTTTCTCCAAGTCCCTGTAGCGTTTTAGTTCCTCTAGCCAGTCAGCTTCCTGTCCAAATCCCTCCGCAGTTCTTCTGACCACTCCAAATTCATCCTCCGACAGATGTTTCCGGAGCCGTTTTTCTGCCGCTCTTAACCGGTTAATCTTTTCTTCAAGTATCGCTCTCATTTTCCTCACTCCTCACAACCGCAGCTGCCGCATTGGTTCAAAATTCATCCACAGAACCTCTTGCTTTTTCTTTGAAGAATTTCTGGCCGCACTGTAAATTTTCTCTTTGTGCCAATCTCTCAATGCATCATTGTAGATGTCACTCTCATAGCCGCTGAGCAAAACCTTTGCCCTGCTTTTCAGCAATACCTCCAGCAATTCCTCATGCTGCTGCCTTGTCATTTCCTGCTTATACTGCTTTCCGAATCGTGTTTCCAACAAATACGGCGGGTCGCAATAAATCAGAGCATTTTTAAAATTAAACCGTCCAATCACATCTAACGCAGGCTTGCACTCAATCTGAGCATCCTTCAACCGTTCTGCTGCAAAAACAATCCGTTCCGGCAACTCATTCCAATCGTTCAGGCTATAAGCTCTTTCTCTGCCTTGAATGTCTAATTTCCACCCAGCCCTCGCTCCTGCTGTGCGGAAACCATATCCCATATTTGCCTGTATGCAAAATTTCACTGCTGCATCAAAATTATTTTCTGCAAGTGTAAAAGCCGCATCATAAACCTGCCTGCTGTATGGCGTTAAGTAAACAGCTCTCGCCAGACGTTCTGGATCTCGTCGCACCCATTCAAAGAAATTCATCACTTCTCCATCCAAATCGTTTATGGTCTCTATGTTGCTCATTTTCTTTCGGAAGAAGGTTGCTCCGCTGCCGAAGAACGGCTCCAGATAGCTGTGGTGCTCCGGAAAGAAGGATATGACCCAATCCGCAATACGCCACTTGCTGCCCGGATATTTTAATATTGCTTTCATTCCCTATCCCTCCAATCAAAATGGCAAATCATCATCCTCTATTGCCTCTTCAATGGGATAGAACCCTTCCTGCTCCGCTAACCCCATTTGTTTCCCTGTCTGTGCCGCTACGGGATGGTTCTGTTCCGGTGCAGGCTTGCTTCCACCGTTTTTTTCACTGTCATGCTTTCCTTCAGCGAAATACTGTTCCTCAACAATCACATCCGTGCTCCAGCGTTTTTTGCCTTCGTTGTCATCCCAGCTACGCACCTGCAACCGCCCGACAACAGAAACCATCTGCCCCTTTTTGAAATATTTCTCCGCAAACTCTCCCGTTTTGCCAAATGCCACGCAGTTGATGAAGTCCGCCTCAGGTTCTCCCTGCCGTTTGAAACGTCTATTCACCGCCAGCGTATATCTCGCTATGGCTAAGGGCTCCGTCCCCTGCGAATACCGCACCTCCGGCTCTCTTGCCAGCCGTCCCATCAGAATCACTTTATTCATACCTCAAGCTCCTCTCTCGTCCTGTAATTCCGCCCTTCTGCTTTGCCGATTTTTAGCTTATATTTGCCGCACCGCTGATAAATTCTGCTGCCCATGGCTTCGTCAAGCTCCATGATTTCATTCAGCCCTCTTTCCCCTGAAAAAATCGTCCGCAGGGCGCGATTATTATACCGTGCGTTGATGATTTCAAACGCAAGGTTAATGTCCCCATCGGTCGGCAGCGCGCCGTTTCTGGTTTTCAGAAAATCGTCGATATACAGCACCTCTGCCGTTTTCCATTTGTTGATTTCGCGCGCATAATTTTCATCATCCGTCTTGAGGGCCTTCAGCTTGGTGGCTTCTTCCGTCCAAATCATGTAGCGCACCCCTTTGCCCTGCAACAGCAGCCGATTCGCAATGGCAGTGCAGATATGCGTTTTCCCTGCCCCGACCTGTCCGCCGATATAAAACCAACCCTCCCCTTCCTCACAGAAGCACTCCGCCGCCGCAAGGATGGATTTCTGCCAGCTCGTTTTCGCCTCATAGGTCTCGAAGCGATATCGCTCCGCCATGTCCTGTAAGCCGCTTCGTTTCAGCCGCCACTTGCCCCTGCGCTTCTCCATGCACTCGCACTCCATGGTGTATTCATACCCATTCTTCATCAAAAACACAAACCCCTTGTTGCGGCAAATCGGGCAGTCATACCCCGTCAGGTCGCCCCTTCTGCTGTTGTATAACGCCATCCGCTCCTCACAGGACGGTGCCATCGTATCTGCCTTCTTCGCCTCTGCCATAATCCGTTCCAGAATCGTCATCATACTTCCCCTCCAATACCTTCGGCAAATTGCCGTCCTTCATCAGCCAGTCAAAATCCGCCTGCCAGTTATTCTTATTTCCACCTCGTAAAAACCTGCTGCGCTCCGCCTTTGTAAATGCCTGCTCGAAATCAGTAAGCGTGTAGCCGCTGTTCAACCTTGCATGGATTGCCTTCTTCCGCTTGTCCGAAATCACTTTTACCGCAGGGAAGGAAGGACAGAGCCTGTGGTAGGCAGCCACCACTGTGGATGCCGTTATGGTTTTCGGTTTTTCATTTTCATTACCATTTTCATTTACATTTACATTTTCATTTTCATTTACATTTACATTTTCATTAGGTTTTTCAAAAGCGTTCTTTTCTGCCCTGTTTTCAAAACCATAGGTTTCTGTTTTCTCCTCTTTTTCAAAACCATAGGTTTCCGTTTTTCCTTCTTTTTGAGAATCAACGGTTTTCGTTTTTTCCTCTTTTTTATTGCTATCGTTTTTGCTTGGTCTGCCGCCCTTTTTCCCTGCGGTATACCGATGGTTATTTGCGTCAATCTGCGGCTTGATTAAAAGAAAGATGCTCAGCACCGCATCCGATGCCTGTGTCGGCTCCGTACCGTTCAGCGCATAATCCGCAATCGTGTTGTAAATATCCGCCTGCACCTTCTTTGGCTGCCGCCGTATTGCCTCATAAAAGCTGCGGTAAAATACAAAGCTATCTCTCTCCATCTTCGTCACCTGCCTTATCTGCAAACGGCACAGGCGGCTCATAGTCCCGGTACAGCCGCATGAAATCCGCCAACGGCATCGTCACCAGCCAACCGAAGTTGTTCTTCCGGTGAAAGACCGCCGGCAGCTCTCCCGCCCTGCTGTCTCTGACGGACTGCGCCACCGCATCCTCAAGATTCAGCCGTTCTACCCGTTTACATTCAATATGTATCCCCTCTAATCCGACTACATCCGCATCACCGTTTGCACCGCAGTATTGCTGCCCCCGGCGGCAGTCATAGCCGTATTCCCGCAGGATACGGGCAAGCTCACGCTCACCCCTCGCTCCCTTCTGTCTGCTGTTTGTCAATTTCATTCCCCCTTATTTTTGCTTTGCGGAGCTTTTTCCCCACTCCTTTAACAGCATATCTAATTCCGATGGCGGGATAGTCTCAATCTGCAATGCCGCGCAATCCTGTATCACGCTGTCAATCAGGCGGCTCATTTCCTTTGTATCGTAGGTGCTGCTACCATAATAGGCGAACACCTTCTTGCATCCGTCCAGTGTGCTGTCCACTACCTCTGTCAGCCAGCCTGTGCCGTTTCTCTGCCATGTTTCGCAGAACCGCTCCACTGCATCGGCGCGCAATGCCAGCGGCTCATATTTCCCCACAAGGCGGATATGCTTGCGGTAAACCTCCTCCTTGCTGATGCTGAGCTTGCTGTCCTGCAGCCGTTCTGCAATCTTCGTGCAAAGCACCCAGAGGTAATCATTGGCATCCAGAGAACGCTTTTTCCGTTTCTTCTTTGCCGTAATCTCTAAGGTCGGCATGCCTGCCTGCGTGATTTCATCAATGCTCGCCAGCAGGCGGCTCTTTTCGTGGTGCGGCACCAGAAAGGAAAGCTCCATGCTCCCATCCATCAGAAACTTAATGCCGTTGTATGTACCGTAGGTTTCCATCATTCGCCCTCACCCTTGTTCCTTCTCGCCGCGTAGTCCGCTGTAGCACAATCGGGGCAAAGACCGCCGAATTTATCAAAATATTCCTGCGCCGTAAAGGTTCTTTTGGAGGTCTTGATTTCATCCTTCAGCTTCTGTTTGCATCTGGTGCAGTATACAGGCTCCTTCTTTTCGTCCTGACTGTATTTCGTTCTGCCTGCCGCCCAGTAAACATCCGCACCGATGCCTAATGCCTTCGCCGCCACGCTGATGGCATCCGTATACGCCATCTTGTAGCACTCGTCCGAGGTTTCGGGCGAACCCTTGAATACGTTCACCAGCATAGAGCCGCCGATGCCCTCAATGGGTCTGCTCCATTCCCCGTCCACCTTCACATACAGGTGAATCTCGCAGAAAGCAGCTACCCTGCCATCCTTGCCTTCCTCTGCCCAGATGCGCTTGATTTCCGTGTACCAGCCGACACCGCATACACCAAACAGCTCCGTCAGTTTCTGGATACGCCACATCGGGTTGATATCCGTAAAGCCGCTCAGCTTGCCGCCCTTGATGGTTTTTTTCGCCGCATCCGGCACCTCTCTGCCTGCGTTGTAATATCTCATGTTATCCATCATATCCATAAACATCTTCCCTTCTGATACAATCGTCACAACCGATGATTTCTCCATGCCTTTTGTAGAAATAGTCGCATTTCACACTGCCGCATATGGGGCACATCGGTTCTTCGGGTTCGTATTCCTCCTCTTTTCTGGGGTCTTCCGTGTATGTAAACGGTATCATCCGAACACCTTCCTGCAAATCTCCGCAGGGAAGCTCTCCCCGTTTAAGTACCAGCAGTTCCACCAAGGGTCATACTGCCATTCTCCGCTTTTCAGCAAAGGCTCGCCGTCCACACGGTTGATCTGCATCGTGCCTGTCCAGTTTTCCATTGCATTTCCCTCCTGTTTCTGTTATTCTGTAAGTGAATATTTATCCATTCCCCCGAGGCGTGCCACCGCCAAAGGGGATTTTTTATTTCTTAGGCGATTCCCTGCCATAAAACATATTTCCGATTGCAAAGGCAATCACCGTGCCGGAAATCAGATAAAACATCATCCTGCTGTCGGGATTCTCCAGAATCCATACTAAGCCGCACTGCGCCAACAGCGTCCCGAAGAATACCACCGCCCAACGAATCAAGCCACGCCGCAGGTAGAAAAACCGCCGTTTCCATTTACTTTTCATAACTTAACCACCTCGCTCCCTTCCTCGAAAAATTGTCCGTATCTGAATGATTCTGTGTATTTTCCAAAATCCACCGTAAACACAAATGGATACATCCCCGTGACAATTCCTGTTTTCTTGTTTTTTTGCACCGGGCCTGTGCTGCCCTCCCGGAAAAACACGATTTTTTTAATCTTTTTCCCGATATACAGCCTTCCTTCCAACACCTGCTTCATTTCCTCCAGAGTTGCGCCGCTGCGCTTCATTCCGCCCTTCATTCCGCCACCCCTGTCTCCAGAGGAACGATGTTGTTCGGATCGGATACATCGTAGCCCTCATACTTCCGCAGAAACTCCTCCACCGCTTCTCTGCGGCATTTCAGCTGCCCCAGCTTCAGAAACGGCAGCAGCCCCGCATCCTTCAACCCATACACTCTGGTGGGGTTGCATTTCAAAATTTGTGCAACTTCCTTTACTGTATAAAGCATCGGCTCCATAAAAACACCTCTTTTCTTATCTTTCAGAATCTTCCATTTTTCACCCATTTATGCTATAATTCTCTCGAAAAGGGGGCGATTTTATTATTGAATGGCTAGTTCATCTGAATAGTACAAACGAGTATTTTTCCCTTCTGGTTTCTTTTTCTGGAATACTTGGATTTATGCTATCTGTCTGGTTACTTATAAAATCTCACTCTATCAATAAAACCTTGAAAATAATATCTCAACAAGAGGTCTACAACACCAACAGCAAACTCTATGCTGATCGTTTTTCAGGTTTTAAAGAAAGTATCCTGATGGACGGTGACAATTCCAGCAGTTTATTCCATAGAATCCTAGAGGACATTTATCGCGTTGAGAAAGAATTTCACTCACTATTCTCTTTGCGAGAAAAATTGACTTTTTTATTACTAAAGCATGAGCTAAAAAAGAAAACCAAGAATACTGATAAAATATGTACGTATCTTGATTACTTTATTGGTCACTTGCGCATAAAGGAGGATCATCATGGCAAATATTGAAAACCTTATTCACTCTTTAATCCAAAGAACTAAAGATAAGAAGATTCTTTGGGAATATCTTGTGGGATTCCCAAAATTAAAAAACCTTTCAACCCATATTGCCACAGTAAATTCAGATTACTTTCTCGATCCGAATCATTTTGATATGGATCTTTCATTTTATGCAGAATACAAAGATGGTTACTTTGTTCTACTTAATGTCGAACCGGAAATTCTGCTATTTGCTTTTCCTACGCTAGATGCCCATGTAAAGGCTCCGCTAAACGCGCAATATCAATTCCAGACAGAATTGGTTAGATTGTCCAATTTAGCATCCAGACAACATCCAAATGTAGAAGACTTTATCGATGAATTTCTTGCAGACAAAGACTAATTTTCATCCAAAAAGTCATCTATAAATTTCTCTACATCATTCCGAAAATCAATTTTAATCCCAAACCGTTCTTCAATTATTTTTGTAAGAACGGTTATTTTTTGTTCTATTTCGTTTATGCGTTCACTTGTCTGCTCCACTTCCCTCACCTCCCTTAGCTTGCGTCCTTATCTTTTTACTGGTCTTTCTTCGTTATTTTCAATAACGCTTTAAGCGTTATTTTCAGGCAAAAAAATAAGCTGATTATATTTCACATCGTATGTATCCTCAATCTTTTTCAGAATCGGAATATCCGGATAAGTCTTTCCTTTTTCGTAGTTTGCCAAGGTTTCTACCGTAATTCCAATCAATTTCGCCGCATCTTTCTGTGTCAAGCCCTTGCTTACTCGGGCTGCTTTCAATGTAATTTTCAAAATTCTCACCCCTTTCATACTACGATAATAATACGCTTTATGCGTTTTGTCAATGCTAAAAGCGTAATTTTTTTATTTTTATCTTGATTTTTTTTTGTTTTTAGCGTATATTGTCATTAGAAAGGGAGTGAGCCTATGAGCGACCTCGGAAACAAAGCCATTATGGCTGAAAATATAAAATACTATATGGATTTAAATAATAAGTCAAGAAATGATATGTGTGAGGCTCTTGGATTCAAATACTCCACCTTTACTGATTGGGTAAATGGGAAAAAATACCCTCGCATTGATAAAATCGAAATGATAGCAAATTATTTTGGCATTGAAAAATCAGATTTAGTCGAAAAGCGAGATAAGTCCCTCCCCGAAGGTGCCATCCCCTACGTTCCCGAACCAATGGTAAACGTCCCTCTGGTCGGCTCTGTGAACTGTGGCACGCCGCTATTCGCCGAGGACAACATTGAAGGCTACATCCCCACCCCCGAATCTGACCTCCAGACGGGCGAAACCTACTTCTGGCTCAGAGCCAAGGGGGACAGCATGATAAACGCAGGCATCCATCATGGTGATTTGCTCCTTATCCGCCAACAGGCTGATGTGGATAATGGGGATATTGCCGTTGTCGCCGTCAATGGTGACGAGGCTACCCTGAAAAGAGTGAAAAAACAGGAAAATGCGCTGATTCTCCAACCTGAAAACCCCGCCTGTGAACCAAAAATCTTTGTTGGCAAGGATATGGAAAATATACATATCCGAGGTAGGCTGATGCAGCTTAGGAAGGAATTCTAAATAAAAAACTCCCCCTGTGATACCAAAAAATATCAGAAAGGAGAATTAGATGGACGAGTTCATTAAAATAAATTATGACAGTGACAGACCAACCATCCTCGGCAGAGATTTACATGAACTGTTGGAGGTAAAAACTGCATACAAAGACTGGTTTCCGAGAATGTGTGAATATGGCTTTACCGAAGGTGTGGATTTCAACCCGCTCAAAATTGAGCGAGTTCAGATGGAGGGTACAAGATACGTTACAAGAGAAATGCAAGATCATCAGCTCACCATTGATATGGCAAAAGAAATCTGTATGCTGCAAAGAACCGAAAAAGGCAAGCAGGCAAGACAATATTTTATTCAGATAGAAGCAGACTGGAATAGCCCAGAGAGAGTTCTTGAACGCGCAAGAATGATTGAAGATAGAAAGCGGCTTTCCATACGAAACGAGTTGAAAACCCACAATAAAGCCCTTGCTGATGCCGCCCACGATGCAGGTGTAATCGAATCAAGAGATTATGCCATCTTTCAAAATAGAGGGTATCAAGGCTTATACGGCGGTATGGGAAGAAAAGAAATCCACCAGCACAAAAGATTGAAAAAAAGCCAAGATATCCTAGACCACATGGGCAGTACAGAATTAGCCGCTAATTTGTTCCGTGCCACACAGACAGAAGAAAAATTAAGAAAAGAACAAATCCGCGGGAAAGAACAGGCAAACCAAACGCATTATGAAGTTGGTGCTAAGGTTAGAAAAACAATGCAGGAAATCAGCGGCACCCTACCCGAGGATCTGCCTACTCCCGAAAAGAGTATCAAACAGATTGAAAGAGAACAGAAAAAACTGGAAAATAAGTAAAAACTCCCCCTGCGATACCGCCATATCACAAGGGGAAAAGAAAGTCACTGTTCAGCAGCCTTCTGCATCAAAAATATCACAATATGCAAACATTGTCAAATGATGTAAAAGGAGGGCATATTTATGGGAATGAGATTCCGCAAAAGTTTTAAAATCGCCCCCGGCGTAAAGCTGAACCTCAGCAAAAGAGGAATCGGTGTCAGTGCCGGCGTAAAGGGGGCGCGTGTCTCGCTCAATTCCAAAGGGCGTGTCACAAAATCCGTTGGCATCCCGGGGACGGGTATTTCTTATGTAAGCAGCAGTAAGTTGGGCGCATCCAAAAAGAAGGCAACCGCCAAGAAAACCTCTGCCAAGGCATCCACTGCATTTGCCGCAGAGAATCCTTCCGCAGATACCACCCCCACGCCGCCCGTTTCCGATAATTCTTCCCCCACCCCCGGCGGAAAGATGAACCCGAAAAGCATCCTGCGTTGGGTAATCTATATCGCAGTTATCTGCATCGCGACCCAGATCAGCAAAAAGCTGTGCTACCCTTCTATGCTCCTCGTTGGGCTGTTCCATCTGTTCCAAGCCAGAAACACCCTCACCTCCAAGCCAGAAACACCCTCACCGATGAGCAGAAGAAGAAAAAATCTACGATTCGCACCTGCTGCTTTCTGGTGTTTACGATACTCGGATGCCTCGTGACGATACCCACGCCCAATGTGGAGACCATCAAGCTAACCGCAGATGAGGACACCATGGACATCAACGAAGAACAGTTGATTTCCTTTACATACACACCCAAGGACGCGGATGCCTCCAACCTCTCGCTTGAGCTGTCCGATGGCACGCTTGCAAAGGTGGAGCAGACAGAGGACGGCATTGTCCTGCATACGCAGGCAAAGGAAGGCACCTTTACACTGGTTGCCCAAAAAGGCTCTGCGAAGAGCAACGAACTGACCTTCCAAGTCATTGATAAAGAAAAGGCAGAGCAGGAACGCATTGCCGCTGAGAAGAAAGCCGAAGAAGAACGTATCGCAGCCGAAAAGAAGGCAGAGGAAGAACGTCTGGCGGCGGAGAAAGCAAAACAGGAACGCATCGCCGCACAGCAGCAGAGTCAGGCACAGTCCCAGAACTCCGCTACGGTTTACGTCACCCCGACCGGCAAGAAATATCACTATAACAGCTCCTGCAATGGCGGCAGCTACTCCCCCACTACTTTGGATAAGGCTATTAAAATGGGACTGACACCTTGTAAAAAATGTGTTGGGTAAGCCCCACTAAATAAAAAAATCCCCCTTCCCTGTTGGCGCAGAGAAAGAGGATTTATGGCGGTATTTGTATAACCACCTACTCGCAATAGGATTATACCACGATACCGCCTTATTTTCTATACCTATTTTTCAATTAAGGAGGAATGCTTATGAAGGGCGGAACACGAAAACGTGGTAAAACATGGTCATACTATTTTGATACCGCTCAGGTCGGCGGCAAAAGAAAGAAAATCGAAAAGGGCGGATTCCGCACCAAGAAAGAAGCGGAAACGGCTCTGGCGAAGGCTATCGCAGAATATGAAAGCTCCGGACAGGTCTTTCAGCCTTCCACCATCAGCGTCAGTGATTATCTGGACTTCTGGTATGAGCAGTATTGCAAAATGAATCTCACAGAAAATACGCAGCAGACCTACGCAACGCTGATCCACAGGCACCTGAAACCGCAGTTCGGTGCGTATTATTTAAAAAGCCTACAGGCAGCAGCCATTCAGGAATACATAAACCAGCTAAAGGCGCAGGGCTATTCCAAAGCGACCATACGCTCTATCTTTGTTGTCCTCTCTACTGCGATAGATTATGCTGTTCAACCTTTGCAGTATATCCGAGAGAATCCCTGTCGGTTTGTAAAGATAGGTACTGTCGCAAAGCCGGTCAGAGAGCGCATCGTGCTGACGGATGCAGAATTTGACCGCATCCGGAAACGCTTTCCCGTTGGTTCTCGCTACTATATTCCGCTTATGATTGGCTGGAACTGCGGGCTGCGTATCAATGAGTGCTTTGCCCTCACATGGGACGATGTTGATTTTGAAAACTGCACGTTGTCTGTAGAGCGTCAGCTTATCCGCAGGAACATCAACGGCAATCTGGGGTTCTCCCTCAAAGAACCAAAGTACAACTCCAAGCGGAAAATAAAATTCGGGGAATCCCTTTACCGAATCCTGAAGGCAGAGAAAAACCGACAGCTTAAAAACGAACTGAAATATGGCGAATTCTACACAGTATATCAGCTTGTCGATTTTACGGACGAAAAAGGAGCGCCTCGACAGCGAATTGTCGGCACACAAAAAATCCTTTCCACAGGCGCGCGGCGAATCAATTTTATCTGCGTTGATGAAAACGGAGAACTGACAACCAAAAACAGCTTTGCCTATTGCCAGAGAGTCATCCGGCAGGAGCTTGGAATCAATTTTGATTATCACAGCCTGCGCCATACCCATGCCACAAAGCTAATTGAGGCAGGTGCCAACGTGAAGGCAGTTCAACAGCGGCTCGGGCACAAAAACATTGTAACCACAATGAATACCTACGTTCACCACACAGACGAAATGGCACAGACCGCAGCGGATTTATTTGAAAGCGTTGTAAATGGCTTGCCACCCAAATGA